GGACTTATGGATATTGGTCTTAATTCAATATTAGGAATATTCTCCATTAATCATTCTTAAAAATTCCAGCAATACCGGTAAACAAGTGGTAAAAAATCACATAAAGAAAAAATCTATTCTCAGTATCAGATTTTTTCTTTACAGTTGATCTCCTTCTCTTTGCACTAGAAACAGACATACGAATTCACATTTACTAATATATATTTAACAATTCTCATAAAGTTTTCAGAAAGGTAATGTTCCACCAGTCATTGAAGGAACTGATTGTGTAGGTTCTGGAAGAACATTACCAGAGATACTAGGCATTTCTGGTAATGCAGAATTAATCATACCAGGAAGTGCTTCAGTAATTGCTTTAGTAATTTGTTCTGTTGCTTGTTCCTTTACTTGCTCAATCATTGCATCCTTATTAAGATAAAGATATGCTCCAGCACCAACAATAGATAGAGATACTAGTCCTGAAAGTAATGCGATTCCATTAACTAATTTTTGCATTTTAATTTTTACTTTTTTTTATAGGCCATGTAATATGTAGTGTATAAGTTAATAAAGTAATAAATCCAAATACAAATAAAGTACTCATCATTCTACTAATGTGCCGTGCTTTCTTCTTATCTCCCTCAACTTTTCTAAATCCATATCTTTAGTTCCTCCGTCGTAGGCAAGGGCATAACCAAACTCAATCATTTGCTCGTTAAGGGACACAATGTCGTCCCCAATATATAACCAACCGAGAAGTCTACCATACTTACCTTGACCACCAACTAACTCAGTTCTAACAGACAACTCATCATCACCATCGATAGTACTCTCCAATTTTTCTTTAAGCCAGTTAGTTGCGTCGATTCCAAGTGCTTTCTCCTCTAAGTTCTTCGTCCTCTTTTCCGGTGTATCAACTCCTGCAACTCTAACTCTTTCTTTCTTGTATAAATCAAACCCGAGGTCGATAGTAACGTCTATGGTGTCACCATCCAACACTCTATTAATCTCTGTAACTCGGAAGTTGTAGCAGGACTTCCTGCTTGGTGGTGTCATTGCTCCCATTAGTTTCTCTCATCAACTCCATTATATATACCTCCCCTTAAGTGCATTATAGTTTTGTGCGACTTCTACTACATCTGGTCCACTATAAGCACCCATCTTATTCTTCCTCCATAGGAGATGTCCACTCCTCCCCACTCAAGATCTCTAAAATCTCACTGCAAGTATAGTATCCATCAATTGTTGTGAGTGCTGCTACTGATGGTGGTGGTGTTTCTCCATCCCATTTCACAAAAGTCTTTGTTTCATCAGTGGAAAGTCTTACGGTCTCTGCAGAAGTTTCCAGGACTTCATTGAAATTGATTTGGTCCAGTTCAGTTTCAGAGAAGATTGCAAAGTTTCTTTGTTCGTACATGGTTTTTTAATATTTATTGGTATCTGCCTTTGAGAGCATTATAGTTTTGTTGGACTTCTGTTGCTGTGAGTGCTTTGTTGTATATTTTTGTTACCGAAACAGCCCCATTAAAGTGATTTCCGTTTCCAGCACGAGCAATACTATTAGGAGTATTATCAAATACAATACCTGTTGCTGCAGTTGTACTGCCTACATTGCTTCCATTAATATAAGCCACTGCAGATCCATTAGAAGAATTATAAGTTAAAGCAACATGATACCATTGATTGGCCGTATAAGAAACAGTATGTACATTTAAATGAGAACTAGATCTAACTCCTTTATCAATTCTAAAGGTAAGATCACCACCAAAAAAACCAATATATGTATATTTTTCTGCTGCAATTATAGTATATTTTCCAAGGACACTTACGATATCAGTACCTCCACCTTGATTACCATCGTAACTCTTAATCCACCCTTCAAGAGTATTTGAAGAAAGTCCCATATTACTTATCGATACATAATCATTACTCCCATCAAATACAATAGCACCACCATTATCAGAACTATAAGTAGGTCCATTAATTAAAGTTGCGTCATTATCATTACCACTTAAATCAGACCAAGTAGTTCCACTACCAGGATAAGACTTAGTGTTTCCTGCATCAAGGCATAACACTAACCCATCAGTTATTATGCGTGGTGAATGTGCTGATGCCATTATGCATACCTCCCCTTAACTGCATTATAGTTTTGTAATACTTCTGCTGCTGTGAGTGCTGAATTATAAACATTCACCCCAGCAATATTACCTTCCCAATACGATTGACCCCACCAACTCACTCTTCCAATATCAACAAATCCAGTTGTAGTTGACACGTCTTGGTACGATGTAAATTGATTTTTATAAATTCCCTGCGAATATCCTTTATAAGTTGTTCCTGATTTTGTTAAAACAACGTTATTCCAAACTCCAGCAGTAAATATATCACCAATAGTATCAACAGAACTATTAGTAGACTGTCGGTCTCTTGTTACAACTCTAAAATTTGTATTAGAAATACAAATCACAATACCATCATTAGTATTTGAAGATTGATACAGCATTTCTCCATTCCCAGATGGAGGATTTGTGGCACGATAAATCCACATAGAAACTGTAAAATCTGATGACCCAATTGAATTTAATAAAGAAGCAGGAGTAATTCTACAGTAGTCATTTGTGCCATCAAATACAATAGACCCACCATCAGCAGAACTATATCCAGTCCCATTCACAAGAGTTGCATTATTCCCATTACCACTTAAATCAGACCAAGATGTTCCACTGCCAGGATAACTTTTAGTGTTTCCTGCATCCAGTGCTAATACAAGTCCATCAGTTATAATACGAGGGTTATATGCAATTCCCATTCTCTCTTAGTTCCTCTCCATTTTTGTATTTAGTAAACTACAAATAATGCCATAGAAACAGCAAGTAATACACATATAACTACCGACCACACAGGGTCAGAGTAACATTATCAAGAGGACGCAATAATAAATTCATTTACTATAAAGAATAAGGAGGTTGAGGAGGATCCGTTGGTACGGGTTTAATTATTGGTTCACTATTTTCAAATCTAATTGGACCCTGCTCAACTCTTATGGTTTGAGAAGGTGCAGTTTGTGAAGCAGAATCAATTAATTTTTGTAAGTCTTCCTTACTAATTCCACCACCATTACCACCACTTTCTCCTGCTTTCTTTGCTGCCTGAACACCAAAGGTTGCCAAAACTCCAGTAAACACACTCGCAATAAAAGTGGGATCAAGTTTCTGTTCGGGAATACCTAAAGCAGCAGGTAACTTAATATACGCAAGTGTTAATATTCCACCACTCCATACTAAAATAGCAAGTCGAACAAAAGTTGATAATATCTCCAATTGTTCTTCTTTTCCATCAACAGTATTTTTAATTTTACTAAAAATACCTTTTTTGGATGATTCACCTTTCTCATTATTGAGATTGGTTTCAGGCATTTATGTAAAGCAACTGATTTTATTTATGGTTTAAGGAGGTCAACTGTGATGCTTGTTTTCTTTATTTGATTAAATTTTTGACACAATTTATCACTGGATTCATGTTCCCATTTGTGATATGTTTTTTGTAATTGTTCTTTGTAATCAATACTATCGCACAGATTCATTTCTTCGGCAACGATAGTCTTGATTAGTATATCTCTAGTTAAAGATGTCATACTTGTTTTTTTGTTATCCAACAAAGAGTTCACCATTATAACACAAGAGGTTTCACAGAACTCTTCTTGGCAGGTTATCTGTTTAGGATGATATTATTTATTAATGTAACCTTCTTTAACTAAGTACTCACGGGTCAAAGGAGTCGGTTCAAAAATTTCCCACATCTTACCAGTAGCACATGCGGCAAGAGCATTGGCAGTCATACCTTCAGTTCTACCTGCCCAACCTGCTTCTGCTTCCCATGGAACAACAGATTTTGGATAAGTTCTTTCTGACAAAATTCTCCATAACATAGGAACTTCTTCTTCAGGCATAATAATAGCAATCAAACTATTTTTAATAGTTCCTGCCATACAATCTTGTGCCGAGTGCCATCCTTCATGTCTCATTACTTGCATCAAATAAGCAGTACTATCCATGTATTCCTTATTCAAGAAGATATTATTACCAACAGTATGATAGACACCACGATTATCGGCAGGAAAGTACTTTGAATCTGCTAGAAACACCCCAACTCCAACATGTTCCAAGGCAAAGAGCATTGCGTCGAACTCATCAGTAACAATACTATAATCAGTATTGGGATACTCGTCAGCAATATTAGAGATATTTTTGATTTTATAGACTCCATCTGTACACTCTCGAAGTAGCATACAACCCAATGAGTGCATAGTATTGAATTGATTATCTTTTAGGGGATTAGAAAGAGCAGGTAGTGAAACCGCTACCGCAGCAACCAAAGATGCAATAATTTTTTTCATGTATGATATATCATAAAATATTTAATAGTGACATTATTTAGTGATTTGATGATCAGATAAAACTATCTGAATCATACCCATACCAATTTTTTAGTGTACTCATATGCATATACTTCCCTATTACCTTTAATACCCCATCCTAACCAATAGTATGCAGGTTTCATATAGTAAGATACAGTTTGTCCACCACCTTCAAATTGTGGAAGTACACGTTGAAAGATAGGTTCATTAATCATCCATCGAACTTGACCTTCAATAGAAGATGGATCACATTTGTACTTAGCACAAAAGTTTCCAAGACCTTTATATCGTCCAATAGAAGTCCATTGGATTAATCCGAATCCACCAGTCTTACATTCTATGTAAGAAACACGAGCACCACCCTCACAGATGTTAGAAATGAATTTAGACTCTTGCTGGATGTTTCCCATGATTGTTGCAAGTGCATTACGATCAGAGATTTTTGTGTGCTCCTGTAATGCTACCAAAACAATTTTTTCATTGGCAGTGCAACTAGGACACTTCCAAGTCTCCTGTTCTTTTTCTAAGAAAACAGTTTCCTTTACTGGTTCTGGTTGTAATTTGATTTGTTCAGGTTCTGGTGGGGAAGGAATTGAAACTACACTTGCAAGAAGTCCAATTCCAAAAAGTGATTTAATCATTGTCTCCAAAATATTCAAGT